CAGCCAAGCCAGATTGAGAAATGTCTTCTAAAATACGTCGCAGACGCCAGAAGTTTTCTTGAGCGACTGGGTCTTTGACTTCTTTTAAAAGTAAATCAAGTCTTTTTAAAACCTTCGTCACGGATCTCCACCTAAGCTACCAGCCGAAAACGGTGTGTGCGATTTCGACAAGTACGCCCAGTGGATAACGTAACCGTTGAGAAGAAGAACCTCGCCTTTCGGCTTTCCGACAATCGACCATTTCCATGGCCCTGGTGAGGGCGGGCCTGAGTTTGAAGCGTCGTCATAGGTGATTGTTGTTGGTGTGCGGCTCGTGATCTTGAATTCACGGGTGTAGTCGTCGTGTTCGAATTTAATAAAATAGTCCACGATGTTCGGAAGCCAGTTGTAAGAGCCTCCGAGAGTCGCGGTCTTGGTCGTTGGATTTACAGTCGCCGTTCCGAGCAAAGTTGAATCGACAATTCGCACTTCAGCGTTTTCAAAAATGATTTGTTTATAATTGCATCTCAGACCGCCTGAAGGGAACCGTCTCCACTCTTCGATAAGTCCTTGAGAATTCCATAAAGCCGTTGGGTCGCCCCAGAGGGGGAGCGAATCACCCCAAGTGATATTATTTTTGTATCGGATTGGCTTAAGAACTCCCTGCACTCGGTTGTTGTCATTCGAGGATCTGATCCCCAAAGATAAGTTCGTCGTGTTATCTGCCGACACGAGAAGGCGCGGGACCCACTTGCGATAGAATTTGGACCCGAAATCCAGAAAACATGACTCGTAGAGGTGTTGGATCGTGAGAATTTCCCAGTCTTCAATTGCGACCGACGTATCAATTTTCGGATCTGTAAAATACTCGATTCCATGCTTGAGGACATACCCACGGGTATCGCCGCGATAAAAGTAGTTTCCGATAATAGCGACTTGGGTCGGACGGAAATAGTCGCCGCCTGAGCCAGTTGTGAATGTTCCACCTTGGTTGTCCTCCGCTTTCAAAAACGGATAACGAAGGTCCAACGAGATCGTCATGTCACATTCGCCAGTGCCATCATTCTTGGACACAGACCAAGTCACACGCTGATTTGATGGATCAAACGTCCCGCAAATATTTTTTTGGCGAGTGGCCGACGCAACGAAAGATTTGTAAGTCATGTTCAAGTGATCAGAGATGCACTCCACTCGGAACCCATCTGACCAATAGAACCCTTGGGCACCAGCCCAGAAAAGTCCCAAGTGGGTGCGAACTATTGAGTGTTGCGACACGCATCCGGCTTTGTCGTCGATGCGTCGTAAGAGCATCCCTCCGGTCCCATCGTCTGCGTAGTAGTTATCAATACGATAGATGTAACTAGTGCAAAGAACAACAGGGCGATCATAAATAGAAGAAAGGCCCGTGATAGCTTGCTCAGTATTTGCAGAAAATGTTGCAGGTACACTGTCTGGGTCCCCCGATTTGGATTGGCGAACTTCGGTCGATAAAACCTCAGTGCCTTCCTTGATGTGAGCCCAATAACCATAGTCATTCACGACATGGACGAACTTGCACTTTGGCGGCGCTTCGTTGGAAGCGATTCCACCAGTCGTGTAAAGCGGCTCTTGTGAGGTCAGAGTCGCGTCTTCCATCTCGTCAACGAAAGGGCTTGAGCCGAAATTAACTTGGCCCGCTTTGAAATAAGCATCTCCCGCGTCAGTGGTTCTATAGATTTCAAGTTTCCAGTTGGACGTGTCCCAGTTTTCTGGTGTGAGATAGGTCGTGGGGAGCACAATCGACGAGCCGTTTCCAGTCGTGATCGTTCCACCTGTCACAGTGCTCGGATAATAAAATACAGGACCGCGATCCAGATAAGTGACTGTTCCAACTTTGTACTGATAAGCCAGACAAAAAGCGTATAGATAGTTCGCACCGGCTCCCGGCGGAGGCGTGATAACAAAGCCCGTGTTAAGCAGAGGAAGTCCAGCGTTGCGAACAACATGGTTTCCAATGTCATTAACAAAAAGTTTTTGAGGCGATGCAAAACTGTCACTTGTAAAGAATAAGTGTGCTTGCCACTCAGAATCAACTAGCACCGAGTTTGAATTTCCAGAGGGCATGAATGTCCCGCCAGTGGGACCCGTGACTTCGTCTTGAGTTGTGTCGAGGTTAAAATAAGCTCGCTTATCCTGGAAGGCATAAAGCATACTGTCCAGCACCGCGAACTTGTTGATTCGAAATGTTCCGAGAGGCAGCTGGTCACCAAAAACGATTGAACCCCAACGAGTTCGCGGTTTCTTGTTCGGTGTTAAGAACAAGTTATCCATCGTCTTTGCAGCGCGAGGATCTCCGTCGATATAGTAGTCAGTGATTCCAAGAGAGAAATCGCTGACCTCAAGGGGTTGGGTTGCAATCATACGCCGTACACGACCTCAAAGTTTTGCACAAAGTTTGTGTAAAGATAAAACTGTGTTGCGCTCAAACGCTCTTGCTTCAAATAAATCGGCTCTTTCGTCGTCGGATCTCGCACGACGATGTTGTAGATCGCGGGATCAACACCGCCAGGTGTTGTCACGGTCGCTCGATAATATCCGTTTCCTTGGTCGACGAAAGCGCCCGAAAGCACACTTGCGGTCGTGACCAACATATCGCCGGACTCGATTTTTTCTGAGTTGATGCCGTTGTGGTTATGATCGTTTTCTTGTTGGATGTTGTCTTCCAACGCTGGAAACCACACGTCTCCGAAATCACCTGTCTGTGGAAGCTTGAAGCCTTTACTCAGAATTTGCATCGTTGTCTCCCGCGAGTTCGAAGTGTGGTAGATCCATGAACCGCTCGTCTTTGAAATTTAAGTTTCCGTTCCAGTCTCCGCCCCATCTGAGCTTAATTCCCAGGGAGTGAGCGACTCCGAGCACGTATCCGGCGAAGTGGTAGAATCTGGATTTGTCTTCCCAGTCGATTGGAAAAGGAACAACATCGACGGCCAGGGAGGGAAGTTTGTTATGTTTAGAGTTGGGAAAAGCAAGTTTTGATTTTCCTGTTCGAACAGCTTCATCTTGTTCATCCTTCCCACGATGACCACACAAAACTGTGCAGTCGTAGTGTTGAACGACTTGCTCGAAAAGAATCTGAAGCTTTTCATGACAAGTCGAAAGTCTCTCTTTGGATTTTTCGCCAAATTCAGCCATTATTTTGCAACCTTCCACCCGATGAAACCGCCAAGCAAAACGCCAGCGGCAAAAAACCAGTTTTGCTTCGTCTCGGATTTGACTTCGAGGTCAGCGTATTCTTGGTTTTTTTCTTTCAGCATTTTGTCGAGTTCTGGAACTTGTTTTTCAGCGATCACCAGATTTTTGAAATCTTGATCGGGAACCAAAACGCCAGTGTACGGGGCTGGCTTATCTTTTTTCAGGATAACGACGGGCTCAGCCTTTGCCATGACGTTTGTTGTAGTCATCAACAACGCTATCAATATCTTTAGCATTTACTTCCTCCGCGATTTCCTTTTTCACTTCGTCCACTTTTTTATTTTCGACCTCTGGGTTTCCGGTCTTCTTTTTCAAGACCAGAGTCCCGAGCCCTATCAAAGCGAGAAATCCCACGATCCATTCAAGAATCTTGTTCATTCTTTCCTTCTTTTGCTTTGATATTGACGAACCCGTAAGCCGTTCCGACTCCGGCCATGATGCCGAGGACTGTCATCGTTACCGCGTCGCCGACGTTCATGTACTTGTAACCAAGTGGGATGATCGACGATAAGACGATGATCACGATTGTCAGAATGAACTTACGAGATCCGTATTTCATCAGTTCCCCACTCGATCAACACAGAAACTTGTCTGGACTGATCCGCCCGAGAGATTTCGCGATGATCCGCTTTGTTGTTGGACTCGAATATCAATTGTGTCTCCGGCCAAAAGCGAGATGCTAGCAGAGCCGTTGACAAGCCAATCGACGCTTGTTGTTGTTCCACCCCTGGTGTCTAGAACCATGTAGAGAGATCCGTTTTTGTATAGGTAAAACAAAACCTCTTGTGTTGCCGCTGCCATCGCAAACGAGCCGAATTGCACACTCGCTGATACTCGGTATTTACCACTCAGAGGGGCAGTGTAAACGCCAGTCGAAGTGTTCAAAGCGTTGTGTGAATCGTAGAATCGCGAATTGAACGCAACGATTGTTGTTGTTGCATTTGGAATACTTTGCGACGCCGTATTTGTCGATGCCATGTTTACAGATTCGCTTGCAGCGATCACACTTGGGCCGCTTAAGCGGTAGCCTGTAAAGATCGAGCTTGCGTAACCGCCGTCGACCGTCAACTGGCTGACCGAGTTGTTTCCAGCGCCGTACAAGAAAATTTCAAAATAGTCGCCAGCTTTTACGTTTCTGACAACGCCGCCAACGCTTAAGCCGAACGCTGTATTTGCCACTGGGCGAACCAAGGGACCGCTATACATAAGAGAGCCGTTTCGATACAGTCGCAAAATGTAGTCGTTGTTTAAGACGTTTCCGGCTTGCATGTAAATAGAAGACTGAACGTAGTAGTCTCCACTCACACTGACAGTGTAACGCGAATTCGCAGTTGTATAATTTCCGTGTGTGTCTCCGAGTGGAGGGCTCGCACTTGTCACGTCATTGAATGTAACCTTCACTGCCGAGTTGTTCGGAGCGATTGCCAAGTTTCCACTTGGAGCCGCCGCCCATGAAACCACTCGCGTATCAGTGTCATTGCTCATTTGGACTTGCGAAGACCAGCCCACGATTGGAACTTTGAAAGAAACGGTCACTTCATCATTCAACCCGAAAGTAATAGGTGTCGTTATGTTGTATGATGTGGCATTAGTCGCGTATGTCGCATCAGTTTTATAAGGTTGGACGAATACGACGTTCCCGCCATTCCAAACAACGTCTCCCGGATAGAACTGCGTGCCGTTGTCCACTGCCATTGCGATACCAACAGGTTCTACGTTGTTGACACTGGCCGTAGCAAATTTTGTAGTATCAATTGAGAGTCCAAATGGAATATTGAATGATAAGTTAGCAGCATTCGGAGCGCCCGAGCAAAGCACGCGCGCGTGAATTTCAATTTCACCGCCCACTCGTCGCCAAACACCGTTATATGTGACGTTTGTGTTCCATGAACCAGTTGGCGTGAAGGTCTGCCAGTCTGTAATTGGCGTTCCTTGCAGAATGACTTGTGGACCCACTGTGAAATCATCAAACAGCAAGCTCGAAGCACCCGCCGAAGCGTTGATACAGATGACCGCCAAGCGATATTGCGTTCCAGTCAAAGTCGTCTGGAAAGTTCCTTGAACTTTTCCCACTCCAGAATTTTGCGTCATGCCGTAGACACCGGCTGGCTGTATCCAGGCCGAGTTGGTCACGTCGTACAAATAAACAGCAAAGGTATTCGCTGAAGTTCCAGAGAAGTTTAAGTTTGTCGCGCCAGAGACCACACTGTAGTAAGCCGAGAAAGACATCACTTTGGCTTGGTCTTCGGTGTCGATTGTGAAAGCTTGTGAGATGAAACCTTGACCCGCTGTGAAAGCGCCAGTGCCAGCGACACTCAAAGAGTATGCGCCAGCAAGTTTTCCAGATGTCGTCGCTGCAAAAGTTGTGAAACTTGCAGCGCCCGCTGTGATTGAGCCGGTCGGAATCAAACTTGTCAAAGTCGTGTTGAACAAGCTCCAGCCGGTTGTTGAGCCAAGCTCGAAGTTTCCATTCCCGTTCACGTTGTTCACAGTGCCGAGATAGTTTTTGCCAGTTCCAGAACCGCCAGAGCCGATTTGTGATTCGATACCACTGGAGTTGAGAGCGTACAGATTTCCGTCAGATTTGAAATAAAGTTTGTTGAGTCCTGAGCTTGGAGTCGAAGGTGTCGCAATCTGTGTAAAGATCACGCCGCCTGATGTGACTTGTGGGTCTGTCAAAACCGGAGACGTAAGAGTTTTGTTCGTCATCGTCTGTGCGGTCGTCAGATCCGCAATCGTGATCATGCTTGTACCGTTTGAGACCTTCATTTGATTGAGGTCTGTACGGTATGTGATCATCCCTTTTGGGAGACTCGCCGTATCCGAGGTCGTATTTTCTGCTTGCGCTTTTTCAAGTTGGCCGAAAATTTTCATTTCTTACTCCAATCCAATCAATCGGTATGAACCAACTGGTAAAGCGACACTGGTGTCGATTTGAACAGTCGTTGCGTTCGGTGTTGTGATCTTAACTCCCATAATTTCAAAATTGTTCGCGTTGTCTCGAAGCTGCCAGATCGCGAGACGAGCGTCTGTGATCGTCGATGAAACCGTCACAGATTTTGTGACGTCCGTTCCGTTCCAGCTTGTGTCTGACGTGAACTTTGCCACTCCGAGCACGATGAAGCTTGTGCCGGTGTCGATGTAAGCTTTATTGTTGTCAGTGGCGAAAACTACTCGTCCGATGTTTTGCGCGGAGGCGCTTGGGAGTGTTCCAGACGTGAAGTTTTCAAATCTAAGATTTTTATGCTCTCCCCGAGTGTAAATATCTCGGAAATAATGAGTGGCGTCGCCAAGATCAGTCCCGCTCCAGCTGCCTGAGAAGCTTGCGTTTGTGAAAGGAGTGAAATTGTCTTTGGTAAAGACTCGTCCTTTGGAAGCGTTGCTTGTACTTTCAAGAGTGAGGTTTTCGCTAGCAGCGGTTCCACCTTGGATTGTTTGTCCACCGCTTCGTCCAGCAAGCATGACGAACTGAGTATGCCCAGCGTCGCCAGTTGTGAGCCCTGACAACTCTGAGTGAGTGATCTCAGTGTCAGGATGGTTAGCAAGCCAAACAGAATTGACAGCATCCCAAAATAACGTGTCGCCCGCCTGAGCGGGCTGAGTTTGAGCAAGGTCACGATACACAGAGCTACGCAGAGACAGTAAAGTAGATACTGCCACACTATTGGTGCCATTTGTGATCACCCCCTGCAAATAAAGGTCTTTGAAGTTCGCACCCGTCGCGCCCAAATCCAGCGTGCTGTTTGAAGCCGGTTTGAAAGTCGCAGATGTGATGAAAAGGCCAGTCCCGTTCGGAGTTACCGTCAGGTCCCCGTTAAGATTTGTGGTCGACAGGACGTTCCCATCCAGTCGTAAATTGTCGATGTTGAACTGGCCCGTGATCGTCATTGTACCGGTCACAGTTTGGCCCAGAGTCGTCATCGCGTTTTGAACGTCGACGATGCCGGTGCCATTTGCTTGCAAAATCAAATTGCCATTTGTATTTGTGATTGAAAGCGTGTTGCCATCAAGCCGCAAATTGTCGACGTTGACTTGAGTGCTGGTGATATTTCCAACATTCAAGGTTCCGGTCGTCTCCAGGTTTTCATCGTTGAAAGAAATCGTGCCGGTGCTTGAAGTGATTAAGCCCTTGCCGCCTGAAGTTGGATTTAAAATAAGAGTCTGACCACTCGAAGTTAAAGTGGTGACTCCGGCTCCAAGCGTTCCTGTCGTACTTAGATTAGCCGCACCGAAAACAACTGCACCAGTCGTGTCAGAATATGAGCCCGGAACCAGAGTCACCGATTGTCCGGAAACTAAAGCTCGAATCGACGTTGTGCCTGTCAGGACACCTCCGGTGATATCTCCGGTCGTCGTTAAATTTTCGTCATTAAAATCAATTGTGCCGCTGGAGTCTGTTATCGACCCAGAGGCAAGAGTAAGAGTGCCAGCAAGAACAGAAGTGCCAGCGTATAGCGATCTAAATTTGAGAGCCACAGTCCCAAGATCAAGAGAATTATTAGCGGTGGGGCGGAAATGATCAGTGACTTGAACAAATCCAGTGTTTGCACCAACACCGTCGCCGCTGTTTGCGCTAAGTGTGAGATTTGTTCCCGCACTTTTTCCTCCAAAAATTTGTTGGCCTGCGAGAGTGCCTGCGATGACAGCGCCAGAGGCGTCTGTTTGATCGCGACCGTCTTTCCAGACGTAAAGATCCTGAGTTGTTTCTTGCCAGGCCGCGAGGATGGAGTCTTGGCCCCAATCCATGTCGTAGATTTTATGCCAGCTTGGACTTACTTCACCTTCACGCTGTTCCCAGCGGTATGAGGCCGCACGGCCATCGCCGTCGTCTTGCACGACTCGATAGTCGTTCAAAGTGTTTCCCACGAGTGGGAGTGCAGCTGGTGTTGCGACAGCCGCTTTGGTGTTCGGGTAAATCACCGCGAACAGCCAGTTGATAGCACCCTCAAGTGAAGTGACTCCGGGTGCTGCCGGATTTACAAATGAGAAATCTCCAAGCGTGTGCTTGAAGGGATGTTGAAGACCATTCCAAATCTCAAATCTCTGTTTCTCAAACACGCTCATAAAATGCTGTCCCCGTCTGGATCGTAGTCAGTTGTTGGATCAAACGTGAAAGCGGCATCCCAAGCGGCTTTCCAAGAGTAAATACGCTCTTGGCGAGCAACAATTTGAGTGCTTGTTGGATTTGCATAAACGTATTCGTCACAAGTGCATGGGTCACCCTCTTGCGCACCAACATAAGTGGTGAACACAAGAAACGGCCTACCAGCGCCATCGAGAATGAGATGCTGTTTTACTGGCTCATGCGCGTGTGTTTTTAGCAGATCGCGAGCGAGCGTCTCGGTGCGATCCTTTGGCAATTCTCCAGCCACGGAAACCCCCTATGGAAAAGCGACTAGGGGGAGCTTTCACTCCCCCTTGATTTCTTAGTAGCTGATCGAGTGGATAATTCCGTTTTCACCTGGCTTGGTGAATTCGAGTTCACCGAACAGGCAAATATCCAGCAAATACTGGTAGCCTGTTGTGTTTCGAACTTCGAAATATTCCTTGCCGTCTGGTGCTTTTCGCTTTTGGAAAAAGCCGTTTGAGCGGAAAGTCATCGTCTTCATGTTGACGATTGCGATAACGTCATCGTCCCACTCTTGGATCATGACAATTTTCAAATTGCCCTTGACCGAAGTGATAACGATTTCGTCCCAACCGTACATGGAGACGTTTCGACCCTGGTCAGAAATCTGCCAGTTAGCCGCGCCGTTGGTTTTGTTCTCAACAGCTTTCATCGCAGAGCCACCGTTTTTGTAGCTCATGAGGAAAGTGTCAGCTTTTCCACCTTTCGCTTTTTGGCGAACGGTTGTGTAAGCGTCGAACAACTTTTCCAAGATGTTTGTTGCAGAGATTGAAGAACCATCGACGTTGACTGCTTGCAAGAACGGATATGCAAGTTTCGACTTTCCATGGACAGTCGATGATCCACCGTTGGCATCTGACAACAACACACTTCGCATAGAAGTGAAAGATGTTGACTGCGCGCCGTCTGTGTAGAACTTAGCACTTTGTGCGACAGTGTACGCAGAAACGTCGGCAGCTGCACCGCCACGAGTGGCAGACAATGTGACTGTTCCTTTTTTGTTCGCTCCGCCGTTGACGTCAATTGCAATGACGTAAACGTCCATTGGAGCCGAGTTTCCGTCATCCAATTGAGCTTTTTGGTTCAATTGGAAACGGTCGATGTGATCGACTTCCATCACACCAGTCTCAGCATCAGTCGCGTCTGTAACAGTCGCGAAGTGCGGGCCAGTGCCCAACTGCACAGACACGGTCATTTTCATGACGTCCATGAAATCGTCGATAGAATCTGGGAGGATTTTCAAGAAAGAGTCTTCAACGACTTTTCCTGAGTGATCCATAAAGTCGCGATGGTTGAACAACATTGTTCCCCACGCCTCTTTATAGTCGTCGATTGAACCACGAACGTACAAGTCTTCAGCGACGTCGTTCGCAGCGGTCAATCCGCCCATTTTGATTGAAGACGCGCCAGCGGCTTTGAAAGGAACGATGATCTTTCCGCCCTTCCAGCTGTCGTCTTTTTGTACGTTTGTGAGAATGTAATCACGCTTAATCATCTCCTCTTTCAACAATTTGTTGGGGAGATATTCGTTAAGCATGTCTTGAAATGTTCTAGTAGTAGACATGGAGTTTTCCTCTTAAGGTTTAGCCTTGTTGTTGGAGTCGTTCCTGTCGCATCTTTCGCAGATCATCCGTACTCATCGGAACTTTTTTAGTCGCCGATTTATTCGTTGATCCACCTTGAAAAGACGGAATGACTGGTTTTTGCTGCTGATTTTGAACAACTTGAGCTTGCTGGCCTTGTGTTCCTTGAGAGGGTGCCGCTTGTCCTTGCGTGACTTGCGCCGTGGCCCCCATGAGATTGATCAGTTCTGCCGCCAACTGGCTTGCTGGGGGCGAGATCCGGTGGACGTTCTCATAATACTGTCCACGTTTTAGAAGTTCTTCCCGAAATGCACCGGGCTTTCCGGCCCTAGCATCGAAGGCTTGTGCTATCGCTGCGACTTCTGGCGCATTGATAGCTTGGTCGATCTCAAAATTAGTTTGCTGCACACCCGCGCCTTGCAATTGCTGTTGCATCGCTTGGTTTTGTGCTTGCAGATCGAAAAATTGCTGTTGCATCTGACGTTGCTGGTCGATGGCAGCTTTTTGATCGGCAGGCAGCTCCTGATACTTGAGTTCTTGAATAGCGTACTGAATAATATCGGCTTTGGGAATCTTTAAAATATCGAAAAAGGTCCCGTAGTCTTTGCGCTGCACAAGCGTCCCTAAGTTCTTAAGACTCTGATCAACTTGTGTGAGTTTTTGTTTCTCGGTTGCTAGCTCTTGAGTTAAAGCATCCCGACGAGTCTTCACTTCGTCCAGGCCATGCGCTTTCTCATAAAGCTCGCGCATTTTTGCTTCCTGGTCTTTTGACTTAATCACGTCTTTGAAGAGTGGGTCGAATTCAAGTTCCTTGTCTTTTACTTTAAACTTGAGACTGGGTTTCCAGGTGTCGGTGATATTTGCAGCGTCGCCTGACCCGTTTCCTTCAGCTGGGGGTGGGTTCCCTACCCCTGGCGTTTTATCCGCACTCGCCGCCTGTGTTCCAGAATTATCTGTTCCTCCAGCTGCCGCCGCTCCAGATACTGCATCAGTCTGAGTTGTAGTATCCGTTGCTCCCGCAGTCGTTTGCGTCGTGTCTGTGCTTTCATTCTCCATTCCCATCGGTGCTATCCTTCCTTGGCTTTTCGGGCCTTATGCGGGCATTTGCTGAGAGGCTGGCATCGGCATTGCTTGCCTTTGTGCCATGTCAACAACTGCACCTTGGTTCATGCTATCTAATGCTTGAAGACTCGAACCTTGAGCCTC